TAAGCAAGCTTTTCGAATGGCGACTCAAAACGCTACAGTTCTAAATCGGATCCAGTACACCCAGCGCGGAGCAGTTACAAAAGATATCCTAGGGTCTCTTTTGTCAGACAGTGCAGGGCAGCCCATGCGCATTTTGGTCCTTGATGGGATCGAAAACAGTGCGGCAGAAGGTCAAGCGGCTAACATGGCTCAAATCGGTGATGGTGCAAGCGCTTTGCTTTGCTACGTAGCGCCGAGCCCTGGTATCAACCAGCCAAGCGCCGGTTATCAGTTTATTTGGGACCGTTTCCCAGGTGGGCGTGGTCCAGTCATCAAGTCATTTCGCGACGAGAACATCGCTAGTGATATTGTTGAGCTTAATGTCTCTTTGGATTTCCAGGTTGTTGGGTCTGATTTGGGTGGTTTCCAATCTCAGATCACGGCGTAACGTGGGCGGCTTTTGCTGAGATGCAAGGCCATTTTTTGGGCCGCTCCCACCTATCCCAGGAGCGGCCCTTTTTTTGTAAAATGGAGGCAAAAAATGAAGGGAAAAGAAGCGACAGAAGCGTACCAGGTTGGACGCATGCCAATGAAGATCGGCGACAAAGAGTATCAGCCCGGTGATATCATACCTTCTATTGGTGATGTTTCGGGGTATGTTTTGCGCCAGCTTGTTGATAGCGCAAGGATTCGAAAAATCCTTGTTGTTACTCCTGCAAAGTTTAAGCAGCTTATGAAAGAGGCGGGCTGAAATGGTCTGGTCTTATGATGACTCACTGCCGACAGCGCGGGATAAAGTGCGCTTTCGAATTGGCGACATCGACACAGACCGGCAACTTTTGCAAAATGAAACGATCGATGCGCTTTTGACTGAATACAGTGATGGAGTTCTTCGTACCTCTGTTGTTGCTGTTCGGTCGATCTTGGCGCAGCTTGCCCGCGATATTGACCGAAGCGTGTTAGGAATAAGCGGTTCGATTGATCAAGCGACAGAGCACTTTAGGGCACTTTTAGCTGAGCTTGTCGGCGAAATGAATACTGCTGGCGGTGTTTATCCAGGCGTTTTATCTGTCGCAAATGAGCGGATTATGAACGATCAAAACGGGAGAACGTACAAAGCACCAGACTTTGAACAGGGTCAATTTGACATGGGCGGCAATTGCTCAATTGCAAACAGTAAGGATTGTTGCTGATGTCCTACGGTGTGCAAGGTCAAACAATCACGGGATTAACAATTGGAATCCGTGAGCTTGTCGGGAAAAAGCAAGTCCTAAAAGCGGTCAAGGCCGGTGTGCGTCGTTTGGATAGGTCGATAAAAATTGCTACCACTAAATCAATTAAAAAGGAACGAAGCCCCGGCTTTGAATGGCAAAAGCCCACGGGGCAGCTTCGAGCAAGTTGGACGCCGTTTTTCAAGGTGGAAAATGGGGGCTCAACCGTAACCTTTGGCACTCAAAGTACATTGCCTTATGCTGGTATCCACGACACGGGCGGGACGATTTACCCCAAAAAAAAATACCTAGCTATCCCTCTCGACAAAGACGCAAGGAATCGAGGCTGGCCTAGAACGTGGAAAGGAAACCCTGAGCTTAAGTTTGGTTTTTCTGATGCTGGAAACGCTTTTCTGTATACGCCCCAAAGTACTGAAGAGCGCAAAGCGTCTCAAAAAGCGCGAAGACTAAAAGCCAAGAAATCAAAAGCGAAAAGCGGTAAAAAAATGCCTCCCCTCGCTGGCAAACCTAGGTTTATCCTTAAAAAATCCGTAACGCTCAAGGGCACCCAATACATGGACAAAGCGGCGAAAGCTGCAAGCGGCGAAATTTCCAAAATTATGGTGAATCATTTTGCGGGTGTTAAATAATGGCGGCGGGGCGTTTGGATATCATAGCTGCTATATTAGCAGGATTGCAACAAATAACTGTTGCTGGTGGCTATCTTACTAACGTAGTTACCGTTGAAAAAGTGCTCAGGGCTTGGGACGAAATAGGCGACTCTAAGAAGCCTTGGATAGGGTTTTCTCCCGAGGTGGAGCGTTATGAGTACCAGCCTAGCCACTTGATTAGATGTTTTATGGATCTTCGGATTGTCGCGCATGTGTCGGAAAAAACCGTTGACGCAAGATACACCGCAATCGAAAACCTATCCGATGATATTATTCGCGCGCTAAGGCAGAGCGTTGTGCGTGGTGGATGCGCTGACAGCATAACTTTAAACGAACTACAGACAGACCAGCCCGACCCTTCAGCGTATGGGGCGGGCTCTTTATCGATGCTTTACACTGTGACCTATTATAGGACAGAACCAACGACCTAGGAGAAAAGAAATGGCTTCAAATTGCGGCGTTTACCCATTGGGGAGAGATTCGGTTAATTATGTGTTACCGGAACCCGAAGAAAACTTTGGGGAACAGGTAATTCCTTCGGGGACTGCCTATTTGCCATCTGACGCAATCGCACCGCTCTCGATGTCTATGACTTTTGAGCAAGCGCGAGACTTTGCCGAAACAGCCGCGGGAACACGTGCACGGGTTAAAGATCGTTTGATTGAGGGTAAAAGCTCCGCAGGGTTTACCGTTGAGACTTACTTGGAGGTGTCGAGCGATGACGCGGCGGGCGCAGAACGTGGACCCGATACACACAACCTGCTAAAGGCGGCAATTGGCGACAGTTTAACCACAGACGGCGAAACACCCGCAAGAGACTTAAAATACCAGCCCGCAACAACGGGATGTCTCCCAAGTTTCAATTTAATACGTACGGTTCCCGGTGTTTTTTCCGAAACTCTTTATGGTTGCATGGTAGATACTTTCTCGATCTCAATGTCATCCGGTGACCCGGTCCAAATGAGCTTTAGCGGCTCCGCGTATAACCACGTTCAAACTGGAGCGTTTTTAGTCGCCGACGGCGTAGATTATTCAGTTGCGGGCACTCCTGCGGATATTGCTGTCGCACTCAAACGCGACGTTTACCAGTTGCAGCCAGAAACACAAGATTTTGGCAACACTACAAACGGCGCATCGTCTCTGTATGCCTGGGATAAAGATAAAACAAATGGGGGTTTTGCATTTGGGGAATGCGCACAGGTTGGCGCAATAGCGGAGGATGCGGGAACATTTACAAGCGTAACGCCTAGGGCTGGCCCTGATGCTACTGCGCCGGGATCTAATCGCTTAGTAGTGCCTTTCGTCCCTGAGGGATTAACCACATTTTACACCAAAAAACCAATATCGAGCACACAAGGAAGTATTTCGATTACACCCTATTTAAGTGATGATAAGTTATCAGATCCCGCAGCAACTCCACCTATCGCCCAACATGCGGCAATTACAAACGCCCCGATAACTGCAATGGATATTCAAATTGCAAACAATATTTCTGCAATTGATAACCAGGCGTTCACTAAAAGTGCATTCGCTGGGGGCATACCTGGGTTTCGCGACGTTACCGGAACAATTTCAATGCGGGTCAAAAAAGAATTTCAAGGATTGTTGCTCCATAGACGAGATTTATTTCGGCGGTGTTTAATCCAAATAATATTAGGATACAAAGATCTAAATAACCCAGGAGTAGGTCGCCATGTTCAAATCGATATGCAATATGTTGAAATCGATCCAAGCTCAATCGAGGTTTCTGGCCAAGACGAAATGACGGTTTCAATGCCGTTCAAGTCCCTTGTCGCTTCATCTGACGCCGATGACGTGGTTCGTGATTTCCAGATGGAATATAAGTAATGTCTTATTTCGCTAAAACGTCAATAAGTGCCCTTGTGTCGGGGTTTGCTTCGTACGAGAGCCCGTTGGTTAAGTCAACAACGGCTGAACATACGTCAAACCCTGTCTCTTGGTTCCACCACCTGGCGAGCGTCGGGGCTGGTTCGCATAGCGCCCCAACTTATGTTCTTGATATTTCCTCCAGTCACCTAAACCTTTCGCCCGATTCCATCTTGCTCAACAACAAAGGCTCAGATGCTGTTATTGTTGAGATGTGGAACCTGGTCGCAGAGCTTGCGCACCCTAGCGGAGGAATTACTTTTTCGAGCGACCGAATAAAGGATGAAACATCAGGCTCTGCGTACTTCGAAAATGTCCGGGTTGGTGATGTTCTGTTTTCGGAAAACGCTGGAAATGCTACCAACCGAAAATTTTACTTGGTGGCAGAACATCCAACGGAATACCCCGCTCAGGTAAAAGTGTCGCTCTATGGCACAAGCATGGTGTCACAGACAGCCGACGACACCGCTAGCTTTCTTCATTTGACGAGAAACGTCCTGACTATTCCGAGCGGAAAATTTGCACACATTCCCGGAGGGGTTGCCGATGTTGACTTACAGGCATATACTGGGGCGTCGGCAATTGGTGCGCAGTTTAATGAGTTAAAATTCTACTCAAAATCGGGGACAAATCAGCTTGAGATTTTTATAACCGGCACTTAATGCCACAATGAGACAGGAAGCAAAATGTTAAAAGAAGAAGATTTAGTAAGTTATATCCCTGAAGTGGACGGAAACCGAGACGCTGAGCCGTGCGATCAATGGCATATTGATTTCTTCCCCATGACAGCGGCTGAGCAGCGACGTTATCTACTGTCAGCTTCAGACGCAAAAAGCGACGCGGCGAAAGCAAAAAAAGCCGCGGCTACCCTTAAGCAGATATTTAGCGATCGTGTCCGGGAAGTGCACAACCTGGTTGACATCAAGGGAAAGCCTATTACAAGCGGTCAAGAATTTTATGATAACTCCGAAACTGATTATATCGATGAGGTCTGGGAAGCTATGACAAAAGCGAGCACTCTGCGACGAGGTATGATAAAAAACTAAAGGCCGTTGTGCGCATGATGTTCGACGAACGC